CGTTAGCAAAAACTTTAGCACCGATTTGGTTGAACACATCGATAAAGCCATCGCGTTCGATGGTGAAACGAATTTGTTCAGAGCCTGGGTTGACATTGAATTCTGCTTTAGACTTCAAGTTCTTTTCAGAAACTTGTTTCGCCAAAGAAACGGAACGCGCTATATCTTCGTAAGAAGAGTTAGTACAAGAACCAATCAAACCTACTTCTACTTTCATTGGCCATCCGTTAGCTGCAGCTGTTTCTGTCATCTTGCTGATTGGAGTAGCTAAATCAGGAGAGAATGGTCCGTTGATATATGGTTCTAATTCATCTAAATTAATTTCAATCACCTGATCGAAATACTTCTCAGTATTGGCGTAGACCTCCGGATCGGCGGTCAGGTGTTTGCTGGTGCGACTCGTCTGTTGAATATTGCAAGTGGTTATGCCACTTCGATTTTCTATGGCGATGTTGTCAAGCTGAACGCTTCGGGCAATGCGACGAAAGATACCGGCACGAGCGCGGCAACCCCGGTTGGTGTTTTTCTTGGCTGTACCTACACGAATCCCAGCACGAATCAAAAGATCAACGCCCAGTACTTTCCGGCTGGCACCGTTGCTCCGGACATTCAGGCTTATGTCTGTGACGATAACCTCGTCCTGATGCAAGTTGCTGTTGTTTCGAGCGGTACTACGATTGGTGGTGTTACCCGCGCAGCGGTCGGTATGAATACCGCTCTGGTGCAAAATACGGGTTCGACCACTACGGGTGATTCGGCGGTTTCGGTCTCGGCTACTACAGCGACGAACGCGGCTCTGCCGATTCGTATTATTGATGTGGTGCCGGAAACCGTTAACGCGGCTGGTTCCTACACGGAAGTTATCGTGAAGTGGAATCAGGGTATGCACCAGTACCTCAACCCCACTGGCGTGTAAGGAGATTTGAACAATGGCTATTTCACGCGCACAACTCCTTAAGGAGCTTCTGCCCGGTCTGAACGCCCTGTTCGGTCTGGAGTATGCTCGCTATGGTGAGGAGCATAAGGAAATCTTTACCACTGAGACTTCTGAACGTTCGTTTGAAGAAGAGACCAAGCTGTCGGGCTTCTCGGCTGCTCCGGTTAAGAACGAAGGTTCTGCCATTGCCTATGACAATGCGCAGGAAGTCTTCACTGCCCGCTATAACCACGAAACCATTGCTTTGGGTTTCTCGCTGACGGAAGAAGCGATTGAGGACAACCTCTACGATTCTCTGTCTTCGCGTTACACCAAGGCGCTGGCTCGTGCTATGGCGTATACCAAGCAGACCAAGGCTGCTGCGGTTATTAACAACGGCTTCTCCGCTAGCTACCCCGGTGGCGACGGTCAGCCCTTGTTTAGCACCGTGCACCCGCTGGTCTCCGGTGGTGTCAACTCCAACACGTCTGCTACCAATGCCGACCTGAACGAAACTGCGCTGGAAAACGCGGTTATTCAGATCGCCGGTTGGACGGACGAACGTGGCCTGCTGATTGCGGCTAAGCCCCGTAAGTTGATTGTCCCGCCGAACCTGATGTTCGTTGCCACCCGCCTGCTCGAAACGGAACTCCGTGTCAGCACCGCGGATAACGACATCAACGCCATCAAGAATATGGGTGCCGTGCCGGAAGGCTATACGGTCAACCACTTCTTGACCGACCCCAATGGGTACTTCCTGCTGACCGACGTTCCCAACGGTCTGAAGCACTTCGTCCGTTCGCCGCTGGCGAACAGCATGGACGGCGACTTCGACACCGGCAACGTGCGCTACAAGGCCCGCGAGCGTTACAGCTTCGGCTGGAGCGACCCGCTCGGCGTGTGGGGTTCGCAGGGTACGTGATGATGTGGGGGCTATTGGGAGTACCCGGTGGCCCCCCTTCGTCTTTCTGGGATTAATAGCCGTACAGACCGACCCAGCGGACAATGTGCTGACTGTACGGCGACTTGCACATAAGGAACTTTTCAAATGGGTATTGCAACGCACCTTGGGCCGTGGGTTCTTGGTACTGTCCGTAGCACCACGGGTGCCACTGCTGGCACGATTCGTAATACGGGCGTG